CCCGCACCAGTTGTTAGGCCCAACCACCGGGTTAAAGAACCGTGGCCGACCCTGATCGTCCAGATTGGTAAATACTGGCGGCGATGCCTTGCAGTAGCCATGCGTGCCGGCATGCGCCTCATGGTAGAACCGGCAGTTAGAACAAACCTCAGTTGTCATTCTCAAGAACCCCAATCAATTTTTGGATATACCACACGCTCTTTTCCAAATCCTCAATACCGTTTTTCCGCTTCCAGCGCCACAAATACTTAATGGCATTGGCAGTGCAAACCGCCTCAATCCCATTGAGCCCCTCAACCGCCGCATCAATTGCGTCAATGCACTCAACCTTGCCTTGGTAGTGCGCCGGGTGATTAACCTTATCGACCATAAAACTCGGTCCTTCCTCTAAACTCGCCATAGAACAGATACCAGCAGCAGTTGTCCTTCCCGGTCATCTTGCTGTCAGCTATCCACTTGACCCTGCCGACACTAACGATCTTCACCAGCCGATCAAGATAGGGCCGGGCCTGCTTGGTATGCATCCAGTCCGCATCGAACAGCAACCACGTTGGCGCCTGATCTGACAGATGCTCAATCAGCGGATGCAGGATGCCCCGATCCCACGGCGGATTGGTAATGAAGAACGTCGCATCGCCAATCCTCGCCTTGAATGCATCCAGCGCCTTCACCGACTGGTCCTGCGGCTCAATGTCACTGGCGCTGACGCAGTGATGCCCATGTCGATGCAGATGGCTCACCAGCACCCCATCGCCAGCACAGGGCTCGACGAACATAGTCCGATCTGGCAGGTGCCCCAGCAGCGGCACCACAGCCTCATATGGGGTGGGATAAAAGTCCCTTTCCCGACGCTCAAAATCTGATCTCTTACCCATGTCACTCTCCATGCTAGGTGCGCGAGGTGCGCGATAATCCTATACCCAGACTCTATACCCTAAAAAAAATATCACACCCCCAAAAACCCACCTTTTCCGTTAAAAATATAACTGTCTTGCATAAAGGGTATATATCTTATTATCGCGCACTTTTAATAAGATTATATAACATATAATAGGAAAAACAGTGGTTTAGGGTAGGTGCGCGATAATTTTTTATCGCGCACCTTTTTACGTTATCGCGCACCTACCTTTGACCCCTAGGTGCGCGATAGCGAAATTATCGCGCACCTCTAAAACGGGCAGTCTGACACCCCTTGGTGATAGTCCCTGACAGTCTGCTTTGCCTCATCGTCTGACAGCCCCCGGTGCCACACATAATGCAGGCCATTGGTCTTCGCGATCTTGATCCGCCGCCCCTCAAGAGGCTTATATCCCATAGCCAACAGAATGGCGGTTAGGGTCTTCGCTGGCGGCAAAGCATCACCTTCCATCTCGCACAACTTGTTCAGCCAAGTCACATCCAGAAGCTGCCGATTGATGATCGGGCAATTGTGCTTCTCGATAGCGTCCTCAATCGCAAGCTGCCCCGGCGATGTCGCCAGACCCATCATCTCCTGCCGCGCAGAGGTCATTGGCGCACGCCCCTTGGCATTGAACTCCGGACTAATCTGCCAGTTGCGCAAGAACCACGACAAGGCATCTGCCCTGCGCTGGCTCTCATCAAACAGCTTGGTGAAGTATTCCCCGGTTGCCACGGGTCCGCCCAGTTCAGCAAATAGCTGCTGCTCAGATTGAATCCGCGAAAACAGGGGCGCATAGCGCCTATCGCCCTCCGACAGCGGCAGAGCGTCCTTATGGTTGGTAAACATCATGTAGCTGGTGAAGTTTGGCACGGTGCGTTGATCGCGCCCCTTCTCTTCGATCTGGATCGTCGTATTCGAGATGAACGGCTTGAGCCGGTCGATCAATTCATAGCGGTTCTCGCCGGCAATGCGGATTTCTTCGATAATCGCAAGTAGAGCGCCGTGCGCCCAACTGGTGAAACGACCGGCAAGGCTCATGGGCTCGACGTTGCGGGCCATGTGGCCCAGCACATTTTGCATGACCACGCCGAAGTAGCTTTTACCTACACCCTGCGCGCCTTGCACCAACAGCGCCCAGTTAATCTTCTGACCGGGCTTCTGAACCACCCAAGCCATGAAATCGACAAGCATCCGCCGCTCATCTTCGCGGTCCAACATCAGCCGCACATGACGCTGGAACATATCAATCACAGCCTGACCGTCTTCGTCCAGAACCTCGCACGGGGCGATCCCGCTCTCGCGGTAGCTGTTGAGGAACCGCTTACCATCGTGGCTGAAGAACATTCCCCCTGACGGCCAGAACATGACATCAACCACCGTCTCGATCTTGCAGATGTTGAGGGCGAAGGTCGAAGGTAGCATTTCGCCTTCAGCGCACTCGGCTTCGCGGCCATACTTTGAGTTAAAGGCTTCGCGCTTGATCGCGTAGTGCTGACTGGTGTGGTAAAACTCACAGGTCTTTTCGATGTAGACCCAATCAGCCACCCAATCCGGCACATCAGCTTTTTCGACAGACGCTGTCCCCTTGATCGGCTTCAACTGGCTTTTAATGTCTGTCTTGGTCAGGCCGCGCTCCTTACCCCAAGCATCATAGACCTCGGCGGCAAGGAGCGAGCGCTTGTCAAGCGGTAGGACGGCGAGGCTCATGCGTTGGATGCGCTTTTTAAAGGCATCGTAGCTTTCCATGTCCTCGACCCCAGCCGCGTCCTCGGCCAGCTTCTCAAACGCCTTGTTTTCGACCTTGCTGCGGACCTCGACAATATCGCCACCAGTCATCCGCTTGGTCATGTGAATCACTGAGGCAAACGTCACGACTCGCGTCGAATTGCCGAAGGACTTCCACTTTTTCGCCATCTCCTTGGGCTCATGCTTGCTGGACTTCTCAGACCAAGCCATCCACCGACCATAGCCGGCTTCAATATCACCTTGGTACTGATGGTGCAGCGCCGCACCGACCCGCAACCATTCGTCATATTCAAGGCCATCGGCCTCATAAGTCGCAAGGTAGGCGTCAACTGTATCGTCGCTCAGATCGAGCGGCTGGTTGGCAATTGCGGCTTCCAGATCGTCAGGCTCATCCTTGATGGGGACTGCAATCTCATCCGGCACGGTTAGTGCCTCACCGTCCTGCACATAGGACCAAGCCACAGACAAGTCCGGGCAAGTGGGCATGTACATGAACTGGTTGGGGATAAACGAGCAGCCATCAAGCGGGATGTCGAGCGACGATCCGTAATCGCGAGCAAACTCGCGGTACTCTTCCGGTGACAAATTGCGCGACAGCGGGATGATGACGCGAATGCGCGGCTTGTTAGGCTGATGCGAGAACGTCGAATAGGCGACGAAGGCCGAGTCGATCCGCGTCACCAGCAGAAACGTAAGCTCGTCAATCGTCATATCGACATCGTCAATGTCGAGCGTGAGTAACGAGCGGAACAATAAGTTCTGTTCCTTGCGTTCCGCAGTGCTAAAGGCTCCGCCAACTAAGTATTGACCGCCCTTTTCGACAGCCACCTCATGACGACTCAAGCGCTTGGCAATGTCTGACCAAGGGATTTTCTTGCGCCTAACTGTGCCGAAATCGACGCCAAGCGAGATTTCATATTCCATGTTCAATCCTTGATTTTTGTAAGTTCGATTGCTTTGAATTTGCCGCCTGAAAGCTTTTCAATTTCAACAGCACGCTTGGCCGGAAGCCAACCTCGCGCCACCCATGCGCTCACCGCAGCCCGATCAACGCCCAAGGCCCTTGCCGCGTTCGCCTGACTGCCGAACCAATCAATTACTTCTTGCAACATACCCTCTTGCCTCGTTGGAAAAGTGTCGTTAATGTTAAGCGCAGTTCAACACCAAAGCAAGAAGGAAAACGGAATGCTAGAAACAAAGATCGAAGAGCTTATCAAGACCCTCAATGCGCTGATTGAGGTCATGGGTAACAAGCCCCAGACAACACAGCCAGAGCCAGTCGAAGAGACATCCGAACCGGCAGAAGAGCCTATCAAGGAAACGTCGATTACTGCCGAGTCGATGCAGGCTCTGTGTATGCAGGCTGTCCGGGCTG